TTCGATTTCATGTTGGTGGCTGGTGGTGGCAACGAGGCGATGCGTGTCAAATCCAACGCACTCGTGGGGTTCGGGACCTCCTTGCCCGTGTCGAACGTGCACGTGTACACCGGTGTCACGGGGGACGTCGATGTCTTGTGCCTCGAATCTCCATCGGGTGTGGGATTGAAGAAGACGGGGATGCAGCTCATCACCGAGGATGGGTACGGGGCGTACGTGCGAGGATACCGAAACGTTGGGTCGAACACGGGGATGATTTTGGGTTCGATCGATGCGAGCGTGGAGACGGACGCGGTGTGGATCACGGGCACTCGCGTTGGTCTGGGTACGAATGCGCCCGCGTCGAAACTAACAGTCTACGACGGCGACGCGCGAATCGAACGCTCGAGTGGGAACGCCGTCATACAGATGGTAACCACCGGTGGACTTTCGAACATATTCTCGGGCACGGATGGGGATTTATACATGCAACCCGTGGGGTCGAACGTCGTCATTCAAGGGTCGTTAAACGTCACCACGGATATTTCGTTCGGTGGGAAGATTGAATTGGGGAGCGCCATCGGTGTGGGCATCGCCACGCCCCTCGCCGCACTCCACGTCGTCGGTGGATCCATCACGGAAGGGGATAACGTGGCGTGCAAACGGTACTCCACTAAATTCACGCTCGGGTCGGGTGTGGCGAAGGATGTCATTCTGAACTTTGGGAACGGCAGTTTCTACGCCAAGATCAAGTGCATGCTGAGAGAAGTGAGTTCGGCGAACAGGGATTACATCAACACCATGATTCTGGAGGTGACTGGTGGGAACGGGCTAGGGAATCAATCGTCCATCCCCATCGCGGTCGGGACGAAGAACATATTCGGTGGAACGGCGAATCCTTACCCGTGGAGCTCCACCATCACGACCACCGCGACTAAGGTTCGATTCGCGCCTTCGAACATTCTGTCGACGAGGCAGTACTCGTACGACACTCACGTGGAGTTGTACTCGAGCGTGTCCAGTGGAAAACTCGCGAGCGTCCAATATGACAATTCTAATCCTAAAACGTTACAAAGCTATACGTACTAGGGCGACATCGTGAATCGAGACGATCGATTCAGGGTGAAGCTTTTTTTATTTGACTTGATCGGTCAGCATGAGAGCGATGCTGGCGACGATGAAAAAGAGTACCGCGAAATTACATTCGCTCTCCTCTCGTCCGACACTCACGCGAGGCGGTTGCTTCGGCTTCGGTTGAGCTCGGACGATCGGACCTCGCCTGACGTCAGGCGCGTCTTCCTCGTCGAGTGGACAGAAGGCTACCATATAATACTAGCCTCAGAGATTAATTTCATTCTTCTTCTTCCTTCCCCCTCTTCTCTTCGGTGCGGTTTTCGGAAGTTCGACCTCCTTGACGTCCCCGTCCTCGTCGCCGAACTCCCCTTCGGAGACGATGTCCGAAATCTCATCCTCCTCTGGTTCGGGTCTGGGATCGACCGTGGTGGACATCGGCGGCGGTGGAGGCATCGCGATGCCTCCCATGAGAGACGACAGGTCGAGTCCGGGAATGCCCATCTGCGGTCCCTTCATCTCATACCCAGTGCCCCCCTGCGGCGGCGCACCACCCGCCGCTTGAGTTTTTTGCACCGCGGAGAACATCTGTCCCATCAGTTCCGGATTTTGTTTGAGAACATCCGTCATGTTCGGCAACGCCTTGAACATGGAGTTCGACAAGTGGAACGCAAATCCAGACCCTGCGAGCATCATGATCAATTTCACCTCGGGCGCCATTTGCATTGAATTTTTGTACTTCACCGCGAGCTCTTCCAACACCGGATCGTAATCGTCGAGAGATTCCATAATCGTCTCTGACCATCCCGTCAATTCGAGCGAGAGTGGGTCGTACTTCTTGTTCAACCACTCCAGCCCCGTCACGCACGCGACGAGCGCTCGTCGACTGAACTTCACGGACTGTTCGATCTCGAGTCCGTACGTCACGCGCTTGTATTCCGTTCGCAAATCTTCAATCGAACTGTACACGTTCAGTCTCTTATTCACGATCACCCCCTTCTTTTGACCGAGACGCTGCAGCTTGGACAGAAGGTCACACTTTTCGTCATCGATGGACGAAAATCCACTCGAAGGCTGTTGCGACGCCTGCGGGTTGCGTCGAACGGGGACGTCTTCGTCGTATTCATCGTCATCTGAATAGTTCGCGTACTCGTCCCCCATGTCTTCCTCGACCGCCGGCGGTTGGACCTGCGCGGCTTGTTTCGTGGGATTCATGAAGGCATCCAATTCGATGTCGTCGTCGTCGTCGTCGTCGTTCATGTATTTCTGACGCGGAGCTTGTTTTTTGGGCATGCGATTCGGACGAGATCGAGTGATTTCGATTTCATCCATCAGGCGCTGTTCGTCGGCACTTAAGTTCATAACCGAAGGATTGTCACCTCGATCGATGACGAATTCTTCACCCATGATCTAGTACTCTCGTTGAAACTATACTGAGCGCTTTAACGCACTTTAGAAAAAATATATTTCATGATAGTACAAATGATCAAGCTCAACACTACCAACCGCAGGGCGCTCACGTGGATTGCCGTCCTGATCATCGCGATCCTCGTTTTAGGCACGGTCTCCAGTGGGTACGTCGGCGCACCCATCGTCATCAAGCAAGACCTCGAGGGCACCTTCTGGGACCTCAAGCAAGACGTCGAATGCACGCCGGGGCACAAGAAGGGTGCCGCGTACAGCCGAGGCGGCGTCCCGGGCGGTTTGTGTGGTGACCAAGAGTGGGTCCGCAAATCCGCGACGTATGAAATCTTGGACTAAATTATCTCACTCTATAGTAACATGGCTCTCGTGACCGCTCCCCAGTCCTCGACTCCGGATCTTCAATATGAATATCACACCATCACTTTGGACAGCGTCGGACAATCCAGCGCGAACACGTTCACGTGTTTTCTTCAGACCCCGTTGAGAAACGTGGTTCAAGCCAGACTCGTCGCCGCACACATTCACTCCAACGCATCGGTCGAACACTGTTACGTGTCCATCAAAGAACTCGACACGTTCTTCAACGACCGAGCTTTCAAATCACTGGATGAGCAAGCATCGATGTCCAAGGTGAGACACGCATTCGCGAGCATCGTCTCCGAATCCGCCACGCACGGCGCGGCGAACCAACTCATTCTCTTCAGAGATAACTACCCGATCGTGAACCAATACATCGACCCAATCAGAACGATCGACCGATTCCAAGTGACCATCATGGACGAAGACGGGAACACGATCAAAAACTCATCGGACACCGGCGACAACTTTCTCGTCGTACGCTTCGTTTGCATGAAAAGAAATTTGTGAGCTACTTGTAAATGTCATCGGGTGTCACCATTTTGACGGCGGTGGGTCAGCAGGACAAGTGGATCCACTCCGAAGGTACCGAAGGCGTGTCGTTTTTTAATCAGGTCTGGAGAAAACATTCAAACTTTTCACAGTCGATTGAAAAAAATTACATTCAAGGCGCGATCAGAAACGGCGGTCTGTCCAAGATTCAAATCGAAAAATCTGGCGATCTTTTGGGGTACACGTACTTTTCGATCGACAACGGCACCCAAGCCCTTGATTCGAGCGATTGGACGACCCTGATCGAGTACGTCGAGTTACGAATCGGTGGAGAAGTCATCGATCGACAGTACAGCGAGTGGTCGGAAACCGTGGCGGTGGACATGCTCGCCGGGAACTCGTCTCGATCGGCACTCGGTCCACACCCGGGCGCCTCGTCGAGCTCGTACTTTTTTCCTTTGCGCTTCTTCTTCTGCGAGACGCCCGCTCTGGCTCTTCCGTTGGCGGGCATTCAGCTCCAAGACGTCGAGATATACATCAAGTGGGGCACCGACGCCGAGGGCAAGCAGTTCGAGTGCTACTCGCAGTTCTATTACGTCGACGCCGACGAACGCGCGGCGCTCGCGAACACGCGACACATGTTGATCTACCAGGTCCAAAAAAGCATTCCCTCGCGCGAACTCATTCACGATCTCACGTTCAACCACCCGATCAAATTCATCGCGAGTTCGAACACGAGCGCGACGAGTCCACTGAAAAAAATTAACAATCGTATCAAAATTCAAATCAATGGAAACGACGTGACCCCGTTTCGATGGGGCAAACCGCACTTTTGCGAAGTCAGTCACTATTTTCACACGAGTTTCGTGACGTCTCCGGACATCTTCATGTATCCGTTTTGTGTCACGACGAACTTGTTCCAACCCACTGGATCACTCAACGCGAGTCGGGTGTCGAGTCTCAGAATCGTGTCGGAGTCGCTCCCACTCACGGACACCATCTGGGCACTCAATCTCAACGTGCTCACTATCAACCGAGGATGTGCGGGTCTACGCTTCGCCAATTAGTAACTTAGTTCTATCTCAGTTCCGTCCCGTCATCGCGCAACGGAATTAAAATAGGGCTTTACATTAGACGTCAAATGGTGAAGAATTTACCGAGCGTCGAGCGATCTCAGAAGATTCGCCTCGGCAAGTTCACACCAGATGTACAGGCAACGGACACCATCGTGATCAACGCCACGTCAGACGACATCACCACCGCGAACTCCGGGTTGTACGTCGCACCCATCCGCTTGGATCCCACCGCAGGTCAGGGGGGAAGCGCAGTTGGAATCGGGTACAATCCAACGACGAAAGAGATCGTTCAAGCGTCGTTTCCCGTGAATCAAACGCAAGGATTACAAGAAGTCACGTCCAACGGGGCGGTGACGACGTTGGGCGTGGAAGTTTCGAATACGCTCACGGCGACGCGGGTGCAAGTAGGGTTCGGTGCCACCGCGGACGACGTCAACGTGTTCGTCGTGAGGGGTGGGGTGTTGATCGAAGGCAACTTGGTGGCGACCGGGGACACGACGTTCGTGCGAAGCAACAACGTGAGCATCACGGATCCACTCCTCGAACTGGGTGGGAACAACAACTCAGAAGCGTACGTGTACGACGTCGGGATCATCATGAACCGTCCGGGTGAGAACGTGGGATTCGCATACCTAGAAAACCGCGATGAACTCACGATCGCCCTGACGTCGAACACGGCGACGGACAGATTCGTCGTGCCGTCGTCCAATCTGTTGACCATGAACGTGGTCGGGGACGTCTACGCGAACGCGTATTTCGGCGAAGGGTCGACGCTGACCAACGTCGCACACCTCGACGATTTCCTGTCCAACGTCACGCGCATCGGCGATCTCGAGACCGAACTCACGTCGAACGCGTCACGAGTGACGTATCTGGAGAACGTGCACGCGAGCAACGCCCAACGGCTTTCGACACTCGAACAGTATCACGACGACAACGTCATCCGACTCAATCTGTTGTACAACCTCCAAGCGTCCAACGCCGCGTTCTTGAACACGCTCGCGTCCTATCACAGTAGTAACGTGACTCGGATTTCAAATCTCGAAACATGGCTCGACGACAACAGCGTTCGGATCACGAATTTATCGAGCAATCTCGCGGACAACAGCGCCAGGATTTCATTGCTCAACACATGGCTCCAAGACAACTCGTTCAGGATCACCACGAACAGTGACAATTTGTCGAGTAACCACTACCGACTGACAAACGTCGAATCCAATCTCATCGCGAACTCGAACAGAATCACAAACCTGAGCCTCGACGTCTACGCCATCGACGGTCGCGTCACGGTGTTGGAAAGCGAGACGAGCAACCTTCGAGCCGATCTCACGTCGAATGTCACCATACTCAACGCCACGATCGACGAACTCGACAGCAATGCGTCTCGAGTGACGTCGCTCGAACTCCTCAAAGCGCCCATAGACAATCCAGTGTTCACGGGCATCATCACGGGCGATGGCGCTGGGATTTCAAACGTCGATTTGCAACACGTCACGAGCGATGGAAACGCGACCACGAACACCGTGCGGTTCACATCCCCGACCGTCGCGTTCGTGACCGATTCCACCGTCGGGATCGCGAACGATGACCCAGATACGAACTACACCCTCCACGCGTCCGGTGATATCAAAGTCGACTCGAACGTGGAGGCGACGACGTTCATCGCCCCGGGCACGCACATCAACCTCGACGGAACTAATAAATTCACCGGGAACACGTCTGTGTACGGGAACCTGAACGTGTTCGGAAACGTGACATACCTAGACACCGAAAACGTCTACGTCAAGGATCCCATCTTGGGCATAGGCAATCCGGGCTCACAGGACACCGGTGTCATCGCCATGTGTGGTGGTCCGGGTGCCAACGTCGCGTTCGGGTACAACACCACCGACGGCGAATTCATCATCGCGTACACAAACGACGGTCCGCACGGTGTCACGCTCACCCCCGATCCGTCAAGGGAGTTGAACGTGCACGTGTACGGGACGATATTCACATCGAACGGATTCGGGGTCGCCAACACCAATCCCGTGAGTGACACGTACGCCATCTCGGTCGGACAAAACGTATTCGTCACGCACAGTGGAGACGTGGTCGCCATCCGATCTCTCGCGGACACCGGGATATTCACATCCAACGTCACGACACCCAAGATTGAATCCACGGGCACGAACCTGGAAATCACCGCACCGAACACCGTTTTCATGGGAAATCTTGACGTCCGAGGAGCGACCACGATGGTGAGCACGACCGACTTAATCGTCAACGACACCGTCATCGATCTCGCAAACAACAACACCTTGACGTCGGTCGATCTGGGGATTCGCATGAAACGTCCGGGTGCGAACGTCATCATGGCGTACCAAGCGACGAGCGAGGAGTTGGCGTTCGCCCACTCCGTGACGGGCGTCACCCCGGACACGACGAGAACCATGAATGTCCACGTGTATGGGAACCTTGACGTCGATCACGGCATCAACGTCGGGTCGAATGTCATCATGAACGATCTCGCATCCAACGTCATCGACGTCGACGGATCGATCGCGGCGTCCATCTATTACGGTGACGGTGGGTTGTTATCGAACATCACCCAAACCCTCCAAGGGATTTCTGAGATCGGGGCGAATACCGATCAGACCATCTATTTCACCAACGTCACCACGGGCGTGAACGTGACCACGTCGAACATCGAGGTCGGTGGGTACTATTTCGGAGATGGACAATTCATGTCCAACGTCGCGAATTTGGTCATCCTTCAATCCAACGTGAGCATCGTCGAATCGGATCTTCGAAGTGATTTACAATCGAACGTCACCATCCTGAACCAAAACATCGCGAGCAACGTTTCGGATGTGCGAAGCGACCTGCAGTCCAACGTGACCATTCTCCGAACGGATCTTCAGAGTAACGTGGGCATTCTGAACCAAAACATCGCGAGCAACGTGTCGGACGTGCGAAGCGATCTCCAGAGTAACGTCACCATACTCAATCAAAACATCGCGAGTAACGTGTCGGACGTTCGGTCGGATCTGCAGTCGAACGTCGCCATCCTTCGAACCGATCTCCAGAGTAACGTGAGCATTCTGAACCAGAACATCGCCAGTAATGTGAGTGATTTAAGGACGGATGTACAGTCCAACGTCACCATCCTGAATCAAAACATCGCGAGCAACGTCTCCGACCTTCGAAGTGACTTACAATCCAACGTCACCATCCTGAACCAGAACATCGCGAGCAACGTCTCCGACGTGCGAAGCGATCTCCAGAGTAACGTCACCATCCTGAATCAAAACATCGCGAGCAACGTCTCCGACGTGCGAAGTGATCTCCAGAGTAACGTCACCATTCTTCGAACGGATCTCCAGAGTAACGTCACCATCTTGAACCAGAACATCGCCAGTAATGTGAGCGATTTAAGGACGGATGTGCAGTCCAACGTCACCATCTTGAATCAAAACATCGCCAGTAACGTGTCGGACGTGCGAAGCGACCTGCAGTCCAACGTCACCATCTTGAACCAAAACATCGCGAGTAACGTGTCGGACGTGCGAAGCGATCTGCAGTCCAACGTCTCCATTCTTCGAACGGATCTCCAGAGTAACGTGAGCATTCTCAATCAAAACATCGCGAGTAACGTCTCCGACGTGCGAAGCGACTTACAGTCCAACGTCACCATCCTGAACCAGAACATCGCGAGCAACGTCTCCGACCTTCGAAGCGACCTACAGTCCAACGTGACCATTCTCCGAACGGATCTCCAGAGTAACGTGACCATTCTGAACCAGAACATCGCCAGTAACGTGTCGGACGTGCGAAGCGACCTGCAATCCAATGTGACGATCTTGAACCAGAACATCGCGAGTAATGTGTCGGACGTGCGAAGCGATCTCCAGAGTAACGTCACCATCCTGAATCAAAACATCGCGAGTAACGTGTCCGACCTTCGAAGCGACTTACAGTCCAACGTGTCCATCCTTCGAACGGATCTCCAGAGTAACGTGAGCATTCTCAATCAAAACATCGCGAGTAACGTGTCCGACCTTCGAAGCGACTTACAGTCCAACGTGTCCATCCTTCGAACGGATCTCCAGAGCAACGTGAGCATTCTCAATCAAAACATCGCGAGTAACGTGTCGGACCTTCGAAGCGATCTACAGTCCAACGTCACCATCTTGAACCAAAACATCGCGAGCAACGTCTCCGACCTTCGAAGCGACCTACAGTCCAACGTGACCATCCTGAATCAAAACATCGCGAGCAACGTCGCCGATATCCGCGTGGACATCGCGTCCAACGTGTCCATCATCAACTCCAACGTCGATCTGAAAGCGGACATTCTCGATCCGACGTTCTCGAGTAACATCACCGTGAGCAATAATCTCATCATGAGCGATCTGACCTCGACTCGCGTGGTGTTCGTCGGCGCAGACAAACAACTCACGGACGCCGCGGCGCTGACCTTCGAGTCGAGCACGCTCACGGTGGACGGTGACGTGTCCGTGTCTGGTAATCTCACGGTCGAGGGTGCGGTCGTGCAGTTGAGCACGGTCAACACGATCGTCAACGACGCCCTCATTGAGATTGGGAACAACAACACGTCGGACACCTTGGATTTGGGGTGGATCATGAGCCGACCGAGCACCAGCGTCGCCGTCGGGTATCGGGGGGATGAATCCGAGTTGATGCTCGGTCACACGTTATCCGACCCTTCGTCCACGGATCTGGTCCCGGATGCGTCGAATGCGTTGACCGTGCACGTGTACGGAACACTCGAAGTGGACACCTCGATAGATGTCGGGGCGAACATCGCCATCTCCGACATCGCGTCCAACGTGATCGACGTCACCGGATCGGTCGCGGCATCGATGTTCCTGGGGGATGGACAATACCTGACAAACGTCGCAAACCTCGCGATCTTACAGTCGAATGTGAGCATTCTGAACCAAAACATCGCGTCAAACGTGTCCGACCTTCGAACCGATCTCCAGTCGAACGTCACCATCTTGAACCAAAACATCGCGAGCAACGTGTCTGACCTTCGAACCGACCTTCAGAGTAACGTCACCATCTTGAACCAAAACATCGCGAGCAACGTGTCTGACCTCCGAACCGATCTCCAGAGTAACGTGTCCATCTTGAACCAAAACATCGCGAGCAACGTGTCTGACCTTCGAACCGATCTCCAGTCGAACGTGACCATCTTGAACCAAAACATCGCGTCGAACGTGTCCGACCTTCGAACGGATCTCCAGTCGAACGTGTCCATTTTGAACCAAAATATCGCGAGCAACGTCTCCGACCTTCGAACCGATCTCCAGAGTAACGTCACCATCTTGAACCAAAACATCGCGAGCAACGTGTCCGACCTTCGAACGGATCTCCAGTCGAACGTGACCATTCTGAATCAAAACATCGCGAGCAACGTGTCCGACCTTCGAACGGATCTCCAGAGTAACGTATTGATCTTGAACCAAAACATAACCAGTAATGTCTCCGACCTTCGAGCGGACATCGCATCCAACGTCGCCTTCATCAACTCCAACGTCGACCTGAAGGCGAACATACTCGACCCGACGTTCTCGAGCAACGTCACGGTGAGCAACAACCTCGTCGTGTCCGATCTCACCGCCACTCGCGTGGTGTTCGTCGGCGCCGACAAACAACTCACGGATAGCTCGACGCTCATTTTCAACTCCGACACGCTCACGGTGGACGGGAACGTCGTCGTCGACGCGATCTCCATCGGACGACCGAGTGTCACGGGCTCCAACGTCTTGGACGTCAACGGGTCGGCGAACGCGCTCGTGTATTACGGGGACGGCGGTCTCTTGAGCAACATACGAACCGATTTCGAATCGGTCATCATCGAAGGCAACACCACGTCGAACGTCGTCGAATTCATGAACGCCACGACCGCGTTCATCACCGATCTCACCTCGAACGTGGTCATGAACATCAATCAACTGAATAACGTCACCATCACGACCGCCGAGCTCGTCGATCAGCAACAGCTGAGATATGACGCCGGGAACGGTCAGTGGGTGAACGAAAATTCGGATAACATGTTCATCAAGGTGTACAACGGCACGGGCAGTGAAATCGACAAGGGAAAGGTGTTGTACTTTTTCGACTCGCACAACACCAACGTGGCGAACGTCGCGCTCGCGAAAGCGGATTCGAGTGCGACGATGCCCGCGATAGGCATCGCGCGCGACGCGATCGCCTCGGGTACCGAAGGGTATGCGATCACGTATGGGAAAGTGAACGGATTGAACACGTTTGGATTCCAAGAGGGTGGGACCGTCTTCGTGTCCAACGTCGTCGCAGGTGGACTCTCGAACGTGAAACCGTACAGCACGATCGGTGTCGATCAAATTCAAAACGTTGGCATCTGTGTCAGAGCACATGGCAGTAACGGCGTCGTGTTCGTGACGGGCATCGGTCGTTCGAACGACATACCCAACGCGAACGTCGTGACGTCGAACGGTCAGTTGACTCACGTGTACGTGAACCAAACTGACAACGACATGAAAAAAATCGCCCCGACCAACCTCCTCACGAAATTACAGACCCTGACGCAAGTGGTCGACACAGGAAACGTCACGAGTAATGTCGTGCAATTCACGAACGCCACCACGGGTCTCGTGGCGACGTCGAACGTTCAAGCCGGTGCCTTTTACGGCGAAGGGTCGACGCTCAGTTTCACCTCCAACGTTTTCATCGAAGAAGGTTTAGTCGTGAACAAAAATTCAGTCGCCAGCAAACAATACGCGCACACGGGAAGCATGACGTTCTCCAACGTCGGCGTCACCTTCAGCACGAACGTCTTCAGTGCAAAAATCACCGCGCATCTGATACACGACGACGACGAGGTGAGCACCTTACAGATCGACTGTTGTGGTGGGTCGAAGAACGGCACCTCCGCGCACAATATCATCGCCGGGAAGGTGAACAAGTTCGGCGTGGCGACCAGCTACCCATGGAATCACGAAGTCGTGACCACGCCCACGCAAATCATCTGGGAACCCGAACAGACCGGACTCACGAATTACGATTACGACATTCACGTCGAACTCCTGTCCAGTCACCCTTCCGCGGGGGTGACTGAAATTACCGAGGCGGGAAGTGCGGTCAAATATTTCTCCTACTAGTATAGAACATGACGACGAATATCCAGTCATTCGCCGGTGACGTGGAGATTCCAGGAAATCTCCAGGTCAAGCGTTTGACCATCGAGGACGGTATCACCGCATTCGGGGCGAACAATACCGGACTGTCGAACGTCGGTTTGTTGTTGTCTCGTCAGGCAAACACCCCGAACGTGGCTGTGTATTACGATGAGACGACGAGCGAGCTGCGCATCGGGCACACGTTCAAGGGTGGGAACGACACGGTCATGGAAATCGATTCCGCCAACAACGTCACCATGAACGTCTTCGGAGATGTCGAATGTAACTTCATCCGCGCCGATGGAGGTTTGTTGTCGAACATCGTCTCCGATCTCCAATCCGTGACCACGTACGGCTCATCCACCGATCGCACCGTGACGCTCTCGAACGTCACCACGGGTCTCATCGTCGACTCCAACGTCGTCGTCGCCGGAAACATCACCGCCACGTCCTTCATCGGCGATGGTTCGCAATTGGATGGCATCGCCGCGAACTTTGAAGAAATCATCATCAACGGAAACGTCACGAGCAACACGGTGGAATTCAGGGATTCCGTCACCAGCCTCGTGACGACGGGTGCCGTGGGCATCTTAAACACCGCACCCGTTCACGACTTGTCCGTGGGCGCGAACCTCTACGTCGAAGAGTTGGGGAGTAACGTGTTGACCGTGGAAGGCAACGTCTCGGCACACAAAATGACCCTCGGGTCGATCGAAATCACCCCCGCGTACTCGCTGCAACAGGTGACCGGCGTCGGGAACTCCACCTCGCTCACCGTGCAATTCGCGAACACGTCCACCGCGTTCGTCACGACCGGCATGGCGGGCGTCGGCATCGCGCCACTGTCCTCCGACGTCGGCGTGTCCGGTTTGCACGTGGACGGACACATTCGTTTGGGTGGCGCCGCGGGCACGGACGAAAACCAAGATCTCTACGTGAAGAGCGCGGCACAACTTACATTCTTAGCGAACGATAGCGATCTTGACAATGCCTACGTCGGCGCTGCCGTGAGAGCGGGCGTGTCGAACGCATCGTTCATCAACGTTCTGGGCTCGGCGACCGACGCGAATTCACAACTCATAGCACTCGGGGTCAAAAATAGCGAAAAAATGCGCATAAGACACGATGGTAACGTCGGCATTGGGACGGTGAATCCAGGTGCACCCCTTGAAATTTACACACCCACAACCGGAAATAGTTCTACCTTGATTCTGAAACGCGATGTAAGTTCCTATGGGGGGAGTGATGATGGTGCGGCCATAGAATTTAAGACAAGATTTACGGGTAATAGTGGGACGTATGGTCAGGTGAGAATACGAGGTGTTGATGATAATCTCTATGATTCTGGTGAAGGTGGGTTTGCGTTTGATACATTGCAAGACCAAGTGTATTATGAACGTATGCGCATAAGACACGATGGTAACGTCGGCATTGGGACGGTGAATCCGGGAACAAAATTACACGTGTACGAAGCGACCGACTCTCCCCCCGTGTTCCGATTAGAAGCGGCTGTGGCTTCTAGATCAGCGTACACCACGTATACAAATAGTGCTGATGGTAAAACGGCTTATTGCGGTATCGATGGCAACGGGTTATTCGGTCAGTCATATGGCGCATTCGCACTCGGTACGATCGACACACCGATCATATTTTCACCAAATTACTCGACCGGTGAAAAAATGCGCATCACGACCGGGGGCTATTTGGAATTTCCGGGGGCGGTGACGATCACGTCCGCCGCTGACCAACCCATGCGCATCGGGTACTTAGCGGGTGCGAACACCCAAGGGTCTCATGGTATCGCCCTCGGTCAGATCGCGGGTACGAATGGACAAAACGCACATTCGATCGCCATCGGGTACGCCGCAGGTTGCAATGGACAGAATGTTTATAGCGTCGCCATCGGTTTGCAGGCGGGGGAATCCCAACAGGACTTCAGCGCCGTCGCCATCGGACACGACGCCGGGCGTTATGGTCAAAACACCGCGTCGACCGCCATCGGCGTAAACGCGGGACTTTGTGGACAGTCTTCGTATTGCGTCGCCGTGGGTGCGAACGCAGGGAATTCCGGTCAGGGACAGGACGCGGTCGCGGTCGGGAGCAACGCGGGGCGGCACGGACAGAATGTGTTTACCGTCGCCGTCGGTTCGAACGCCGGGAATTCCGGTCAGGCACATGACGCGGTCGCCGTCGGGAGCTCCGCGGGGTACGAGGGACAGAATGTGTACGCCGTCGCCATCGGGACCTCCGCGGGGCGCAGCTATCAGGGACCTTACAGCGTCGCCCTCGGCGTGAACGCCGGGAGTTCTGGTCAGGGACGGGACGCGGTCGGCGTAGGGAACGCCGCCGGGTACCTCGGACAGAATAATTATAGCGTCGCCATCGGAACCGGTGCTGCGTATAGTGCACAGTGTGCATCAGCCGTCGCGGTCGGTGTGAACGCTGGGGCTCTGAACCAAGGATCGTACACCGTGGCTGTTGGTAACTTGTCTGGATACTCGGGACAAAGCGATTACGGTGTCGCCATAGGACACCAAGCGGCGTCGTACGGTCAGTCCCCTGGTGCTATCGCCATGGGTGTCGATGCGGGATACAATCATCAAAATACGTACGCCACCGCCGTGGGGTCCGGCGCCGGTTCGGACGGTCAGCAGCAATTCGCCGTCGCCGTCGGCGTGAACGCGGGACGAATTCAGCAGAGTGATAGCGCCGTGGCGATCGGAAACACCACGGGGTACTGTCAACAAGGTGTGGCATCCATCGCGATCGGTGTGAACGCCGGAAACAGTGGGCAGCAGTCCCAGTGTGTCGCCATCGGTGACGCCGCGGCTAAATTTGGACAGAATGTCTACGCCGTCGCCATAGGTCTCGAGACCGCGCGTGACGGACAGGGTGAGGTCGCCGTCGCGATCGGTTCGAACGCCGGTGGACGACAACAGGGTGGGCGCGCGGTCGCCATCGGCGATTACGCGGGACATTCTACACAGAGTTCCTCCGCGGTCGCGATCGGGAACTCCGCCGGTCTGGACACCCAGGGGCTCAACTGTGTCGCCATCGGGTTAAACGCGGGTAGAAATTCACAGCAACAATTATCTGTCGCGGTCGGTGATGGCGCTGGTATGTCAAATCAATCACCAGAAGGCGTCGCCGTGGGATACATTGCGGGGCTCACGAGTCAGAGAACCGGAGCGACCGCAGTTGGTGCACACGCCGGGGAATCGAATCAACTCGATTACGCCGTCGCCGTCGGGTACAGCGCCGGTCAAAGTAACCAAAGCACATTAAGCGTCGCCATCGGTCCGGATGTCGGACAGGTCAGCCAAAACACCGTCGCGGTCGCCGTTGGCTACCAGTGTGCGCAGTACGGACAACAACAGGGATCGATCGCCATGGGATATCGCTCGGGTCGATCACAACAAGGAACCGCGTCCGTCGCGATCGGATATCAAGCGGGCGAATTTAATCAATATTTGTATTCGATTAGCATCGGTCACTGGGCAGGACACTGTTATCAAAACGCCTATAGCGTCGCCATGGGATACAGTGCCGGTGATATTGGACAACATTATGGCGCGGTCGCCATAGGACAATCTGCCGGATACGTCGGACAACAATCGCACGGCGTCGCGATCGGGTGGCAGTGTGGCAATGATCAACAAGGATCGTACAGC